AGCTTTGGTATCAGAAGAACAAGCCAGAGCTAGCGGAAAATAAGAACACTGTATTCCTGCTCAACATGATCGTCGGTGACATCGTCGAGGCGGTGTTCAAGGGCGTCATGAAGGAAGCAGGTGTAGCCTTTGAAGATAGCAAGGCAGTCGAAGGCAAGTTTGGTGAAGCCAATATCAAAGGCACTAATGACCTGACACTGGATGACGCTGTCTGGGACGTGAAGACAGCCAGCAACTGGTCTTACAACAACAAGTTTGAATCAGCAGAAAAGCTAGCCGCCGACGATACATTCGGATACGTCGCCCAGCTTTGCGGTTACGCCCATGCCGATGAAGTAGAACCGGGTGGGTGGATCGTTCTCAACAAGAACTCAATGGAGTTCAAGTTTGTTCCATACGATATCCCTAATCAAAACGAAGTTGTGCAAGAGATAGCGGACAAGGTTGTTGAACTAGAGGCTAATAAGTTTCGCCGTTGTTACGAGCCGGTTGAAGAATTCTACAGACGCAAACCTACCGGCAATAAAAAGCTGTCTGTTGCCTGTGGGTTCTGCTCGTTCCGATACGACTGTTGGAATGGTCGCATCAAAGAAGAACCGTCTCGTTGTTCTACGGCTCAAGAGAAGCCAATGGTTGCGTATATCGACTGATGTATTCATCGAAAGCATACAGAGCAGCCCGAAAACTAGGCTTTCGCAGCGGACTCGAAAAAGTAATCTGCGAAAAACTTACCAACGATAATGTCAAGTTTGCCTACGAGCAGACCAAGATTGAGTGGGAAGACCTAGCCTACAGAACCTACACACCAGACGTCATCTTGATGAACGGTGTGATCGTTGAAATTAAGGGGATGTTTACTACCGCAGATCGCAGGAAACACCTGAAGATCAAGCAACAGCATCCTGAACTAGACATACGTTTTGTTTTCGAAAGCAGCTGCAGGAAACTGCGCAAGGGTTCTAAATCCAGCTACGCCGATTGGTGCATCAAGAACGGCTTTCGCTACTACGACAAAGAAATTCCAGAAGACTGGGTGCGAGAAAAGGGCAAGGCCATCCGCACCAAGTTCATCAGATTCAAAGGGGAAAAGAAAATTGTACGATCTAAATGACTACGTCGTGATTGTAAGTCCAACCGTTGAAGACGGTGCGTGGATGGGTGATGTCGAAGTAAAGATCGCTTGGAATGGCGACAACGACCTAGACGACAACGACCACAGCATGATGCTGCATGTCACGCACATGTTAGCTGCTGCATTGGAGTTGGCTGAAGTAGATGAAAATGTTGCGCACAGATTAACAAACATCGTGAAGATCCGAAGCGAAGACGAAGACGAAGATCAGGCCGTGGATATTGAACGTGAAGACGGCAATGTAATTCGCATCAACTTCGGCAAGACACAGGGTTCGGCCTGATGCATCACGAGGAATACATGCGCATCCGCAACGAAGATTATCATAAGCAAAAGCACGTTGAGAAAACGCCTGAACAGACCGGCGTGGACATGGTCAACAGCCCACCACATTACAACGAAAACAGCATTGAATGCATTGAGGCAATACAAGCAGCCACAGGTGATGGCTTTGAATATCACCTACAAGGGACAGCAATAAAGTACCTCTGGCGGTTTAGATACAAGGGCAAGCCCCTCGAAGATCTGAAAAAAGCCAGGTGGTACTTGGACAAGTTAATAGAAGAGTACGAAAACAAATGAAACTGCGGGTACTTCTAATCGTTGATCTGGATGAAGATTCACCAATCGTTCCCGCAGACGACAATGTCGAAGAGCAGGTTGAAGAACTGCTCCGGGAATACTTCCACGATGTCGATATAGAAGTAGGCCGCGTTAACGTGGAGAGGATTCATGAATAACCTACTGCCTACAGACTACCAATCTTTTATACATAAAAGTCGTTACGCTCGTTGGCTCGATGCAGAAGGCCGTCGTGAAGACTGGTCAGAAACTGTTGATCGCTACTTTGATTACATGACTCGTTGGATCGAAGAGAAGCACAACGTGCCAATCACAAAGCCAGAGATTGATGAACTCAAAGAAGCTGTTCTCAATCTGGAAATCATGCCCAGCATGAGGGCTTTGATGACAGCAGGCAAAGCGCTTGAGCGTAATCACCTAGCTGCTTTCAACTGTAGCTACCTGCCTTTAGATCATCCCCGTGCGTTTGACGAACTTCTGTACATTCTGATGTGCGGAACAGGCGTTGGGTTCTCTGTCGAGCGTAACAACGTAGACAAGCTGCCTATTATCGCAGACCACTTTGAAAACTGTGATGATGTGATCAAGGTAGAGGACAGCAAAGAAGGCTGGGCAAAAGCCTTCAGAGAACTCATCTCGCTGCTGTATGAAGGCAAAGTGCCTACATGGGACTTGTCTGCGCTAAGGGCTGCTGGTGAACGTCTGAAGACCTTTGGTGGCCGTTCTAGTGGCCCTCAGCCCCTGAACGAACTGTTCGAATTCACAACAAGGTTGTTTGAACGGGCAGCAGGTCGTCGTCTTTATCCCATCGAATGTCACGACATTGCCTGCAAGACAGGCGAGGTGGTTGTAGTAGGGGGTGTACGCCGCTCGGCATTGATCAGCCTGTCTAATCTTAACGATGACCAGATGCGTCATGCTAAGTCTGGTGCATGGTGGGAGAATGAAGGCCAGCGTTCTTTGGCAAACAACTCTGCCACCTACAAATACAAGCCGGACATGGAAACATTCATGCGTGAGTGGCTTTCGCTTGTAGAAAGCAAGTCGGGTGAGCGGGGCATATTCAACAGACAAGCAGCAAAGAACAAGGCTGTAGAGAACGGTCGCCGTGACGTAGACCACGACTTCGGAACAAACCCGTGCTCTGAAATAATACTGCGTCCGTATCAGCTATGTAACCTTACAGAGATTGTAGTACGCGAGACTGATACACATCAGACGCTTGCTCGTAAGGTTCGTTTGGCCACTATCCTTGGGACATGGCAGTCAACGCTTACCAACTTCAAGTACGTCCGTAAAATCTGGTCGAACAACACTGAAGAAGAGCGGCTGCTGGGTGTGTCTCTGACAGGGATTATGGACAATGAAATACTGTCTGGCCGATCAGCGCAGTTTGGCATGAACATAGGCCACATACTGGAAGACCTGCGCAGTATCGCTGTTCATACTAATAAGCAGCTTTCGGAACGGCTGGGAATACCACAGTCCACCGCTGTCACATGTGTGAAGCCATCAGGTACTGTGTCACAGTTGGTCGATAGCGCTAGCGGCATTCACGCAAGGCACAGTAGCAACTACATCCGTACAGTGCGTGGAGATAACAAAGATCCACTGACACAGTTTATGATCGATCAAGGCATCCCGAATGAGCCGGATGTCATGAAGCCAGATCAGACTACTGTGTTCAGCTTTCCTATGTCTGCACCAATAAATTGCGTAGACCGCAACGCTATGACTGCAATCGAGCAGCTTGAGATGTGGATGATCTACGCACGTGACTGGTGTGAACACAAACCTTCCGTGACAATCTCTGTCCGTGAAGGGGAGTGGATGGATGTCGGGGCATGGGTATGGAAGAACTTCGACTACTGCTCAGGCATCAGCTTCCTGCCACACTCTGATCACACCTATCAGCAAGCACCGTATCAAGATTGTAGTGCTGAAGAATACAAGCAAATGATGTCACAGATGCCACCCCAGATTGATTGGGGTTTACTGAAAAACTACGAAGCAGAAGATAACACGACTGGATCACAGGAACTGTCCTGTACAGCGGGTGTTTGTGAAGTAGTGGATATTGCTAGTTGACTATGGAGCAAACAATGCAAAGCAAGCAGGTAGAAGAGGGGGCAATCGTCGTCGATGGCGTCAATTACCCCCTGTCAGAAATGAATGGTAGGCAACTTTATTTAATTAGCCAGCTACAGGAAATCCAGACGGAGAAGAAGCGAGCAATCGCTGTTTTGGATCGCCTCAATGTCACCGAATCCGGCTTTACATCACTCTTGAAAGAGACGTTAGCCGATGCTTCAACTGACACTGGATGATTCCGAAAAGAAGATAGCTACAGCGCTTGCAAGAGCGCGGTATGCTAACTCACGCAAAAACAAACTCAAGAAGACAGACCTACCAAAGGCTTCTGTACTTGATCCGGATATAGAAGGTGTGATGTCAGAGCTTGCTCTGTGCAAATACTTTGGCGTCTACCCAGATCAAGTGTTTGAAATAGGGATAAGATCCGCAGCCAACGGAACAGATAAAGGTGACGTAGTCTACGGCGATCTATGTATCGACGTTAAAAGCACGAAGCATACAAATGGCCGCTTGTTTTCTATGAAGGAAAACCAGGCGGTCGATTTGTTTGTGCTACTGATTGGCAGGCGTGGCCAGTACAGGGTGGCAGGATGTATGTACGCATCAGACCTGTACAAAGAAGCTCGATGGGGGCATCACGGCGTGTTCAAGAAACCCTGCTATGCTGCTGAACAACATGAATTAATACCCTTTAATAAAGTATTCCCCGACTTGATTATGCAAGCTAGTTAATTTATACTTTTGACTAATGGATTTACGTCATGAACAACGATAATCAAAGCAAGGTTTTAGACACGCTAGAGGAGCATGTCGCGGACTTTTATGCACAGAGATCGAGGGCAAAGATCAAGATGGATATCAACGAGTATCAACAGAAGGCACTGAAGACAGCCATATTCCCGAAGGAATACGCAATAATTTACCCCGCTCTGGGGTTAGCAGGCGAGGCTGGTGAAGTCGCTGATAAGGTCAAAAAAATAGTCAGAGATCGCAACACCTCTGACCAAATGAAACGTGATATCGCTGCGGAGATTGGTGACTGCCTCTGGTATTGTGCAGTGCTAGCGAATGATCTGGGGTTTGACCTCGCCCAGATTGCAGATTCCAATCTTTCTAAATTAGCAGATCGCCAGCAGCGGGGTGTTCTGCACGGAAGCGGTGACAAGCGGTAGGGTGTCCTCGACTACTGCTGGCTTCTTAGCCCCTCGACAGGTTCTTCTCCTTACTGTCGGGGGGCTTTCTTTTGTGCAAGTCCACCTTTACGAAGGCGAGGCAAACCTTTGTCTAGGATTTGCTGCTTCATCTCATCCGTAAAGATGATTGTGTGGTTGTCCTTAACAGTGATTGGTTCACCAACCATGTTCCGCTTTTGCATTGCCCAGTCTTCAAAGTTACGTCCGGGATTAACCGATTCAGCACCTTGTTCCAACGCTAAATCTACGAAGTCTTCTGCGTCTGTAATATCGGGAAATTTATCCGGGAATGCTCGTTGAAGTGTAATCGCATAAAAATTGCGATCACGATCGTTAGAAGCCATTCTTCCTACATCGAATACATCTTCATAGGTCAGGTCTAGGTAGTCAGGGTCTATATCGCCTGTACTTCCGAATTCATTGAGGCCATACTTTTGCTCCAGCAACTCGGTGAATTTTTCCATGTTCATTCCGTACAATCGCATGCCCATTCTAGCGATCTGAGTTGATAGAAGTGACGCGGGAATGTTCGCATCGTCTTCAAAGGCTTCCATCATCTCTTCAAAAAGGTCTGGATCAAACTCGTCATCTAAACCGCCAAAATCAGGATATATTTCCCGACCACCAACAAAAATGTTTGATCGCGTTACACCAACGCTGTCATTCAGGTTCATGCGGTTAACGATCTTACGCATCTTGCTAGGCAGCTTCTTGTCATAGACAGTCTTGTAGCCGTCTTCACCTACAACACGCTGTGCTACAGGTATTGTACCTTCTTTATCAAGAAGCTGCTTTGCTGTCTCTCTGCTGTCGATGACTTCAGAAAGCTGCATGCCTACCAAATCCTGCTGGCTAGCTCCTGTGACCTCGCCTGTTTTTGGATCGACAGTGAGTCGAGTCTTAACATTGCCCTCTTGCGACAAGAACACAGTGGCTACGTCTTCGCCTGCCTCTGATTTTCCGAATGAGCTGGTCATCGAATCAAAGACGTTTGCAAAGCCACCCCTGTTCCTTTCGATCTGAGCGGCTGCATTGGTAAGCGCTACGCCATCCAGACCTTGTTCAGCAGCAATACGCATGGCCCTAGCCAATGCCAAGTTCATGTATCCTTCGTTTTTAAACGGTACTTCTGCATTAGTAGCGCCTGCCTTAGCGCCAGACAGCGTGTCAGACTGTATCTCTTCAATAAGCAGGACACGCTTCCCTTCACTCGTAGTTCGTGTAGAAGTACGCATGTGAAATAGCTGATTTTCGCTGTCTTGGTAGAAGTGTTTGGTGTTTCGGAACAGTATGGATGAACCCGCGACTTCATCTACGTCTGAGTCTGTAAGAAATGTTCCAGTTTTCTGGAAGTTTTCAAGTCGCTGAAAAACATCAGCATCAATGGTGTCGATGCCATCTGCGTTGCTAGCAAGCCTTGCTGCTTCTTCATGTATGACTGCGGGATTTGAATTTTGAGAAAGACCGCGGTAATCCATAATTCCACCACGCGTGACCTTGCCTTTTAAATCGTTTATTGCGGCTCTAGTCCTCAACAATCCTTTGGGTGTAACACCTGTCCTATTGCGAACTGCAACATGTTCAGCGGCTACAGCTTTATCAAGTTTGGTTAACCAAATCCCAAGCATATCTAGACGGACGTCGTCATCACTTAATTCATCTATTTCAAGATCAAATTCTTTATTATGATGGTCACGGTACAATTCCCGCAACGAATCTGTGTCGTCCCAATTTCTGTAAATGTTTTGAGTAGAATCTTCATAGACTACGACATCACTTAGATTAATGTCAGGATCACTAAGTGCAGCATTAGCAGTGCGTGTTCTATCTATATGAAGCTGCAACTTCTCCCGATTAGCTACTGACCCAGCTTCAGATTGCTTCGCAGAAGGTCGCAAGTGATACGTATATTCTGAATAATTTGAACCCGGCTCATCTGGATAGCGGTAGTCTTCCAAGTTTTCGTAATTCAAATCGTTCTGAGCCTTCTTTACCGAATCTGTTTCCGTAATTTTTGTCGGGTCTTGCATCCGCACACGCTCTTCCAAGCCAAACTCGGCTAAGTAGCCACGTTGACTGGCTGTAGAAAACAGCTTGCGGATATCATCCTTGGTAAATATGTCGTCAGGCTTTACGAGTAAGCCCAAGCCAAACTCGACCTCGTCGTTAGGAACGTCTGGGTCTTTGTTAAGACGAGAGAGCAGGGCATCACCTCTGATGCCTTTCTCCGGTATGTCCAGATTAAGGGCAGCTTCTTCTGCTCTATTGAATAGACCTAGATCACGCGGCTGTGCAGTTTCACGTGGAGCAGATGGCGGTCGGCTATTGCCGCCTATACCCCTAGCCTTGCGCAGCTTTTTTGCTTCTTCATTGATCGTACCCAGCGCAGCACCGACAGGCTTGTCATCATCTGCAAACGTATCGATACGCTCTGCTGTTCTTTCTGCCGCTTCTGGATCAAGATCAAACAGCTTGCGCAGTCCATCCTGTATCTGATCACCGTACTTCGACACGGCTTTCGCACCGAACTTCAGGCCTGTTCCAGCACCGAACATGATGCCACCAGGAATAGCTCCTGCGCCTGTAGCAGCTAGGTATGCACCACCAAGCTGCAGAGCATCACCGGCAACACCTACGGTCTTCAGTGTAGTATCGAGTGTCCTGCCTTCTTTTACGTCTTCAGCAAGGGATGGTATGGGCTTTACTTCTTCGCCTGTCGTCAGTGCGCTTACAGGATTCTCAACACCTGCACCTACTGCTTCAGCTATGCCAGATCCACCCAGCATAGCGACAGCAAGGTCTGCGCTATCCAGCGCGAACTGCTTCGCACCAGCGGCAAACTTCTCGTTGCTAGATGGTCTGTAGCCAGTGTCGTACTGGCTGACCATGCTATCAACCTGCTCTTGTTCATCCATCAATGCATCGACATCAAGACCGGGCTTCTGCTTGCCCAGTGCTTCATCCATGATTTGATCTACATCGACTATAGCCATTACTTATATCTGCCTATGGATAAATTGCCGTAAACAACACCTGCTCGATATGCACCAAGCTCTTCTACAGTCCCGCCGAACTGATCCTTGAAGTACTCGTTTACTTCCTTACGAATTCTACCGGGCGTTCTAGACCACTGTGATCTGTCAAAAGGCGTGTAGGTGTAACCTTCTTCGCCTTGTATTTCATTTTCGCTGTATGCATCTGCTGTAGCAATCTGCCTAGCTACTTCCCTTGCAGCACTGAAGCGATCACGAAGATAGTTAACCTTCTGCGCGTCAGACATTTCTTCGTACTCTCGGCCACTTACGTCCACCATATCGAGTACGATGTCTCCCATCGCACCTGTCATAAGTGCGTTGGCTGTCGAGTCCCCTGTGCTTGGGTTGATGTCGCGATTTACAATACCAAGACGTGTCATCTCTGCTTCGATGTCATTGCGAACCATCGACTTACGAACACCTGTAAAGGTTGTAGCAAGAGGGCTTTGGTAGAACAGATCACCCGGTCTGGTTGGGCTTTCCAGAGCGGGCATGTCCTGATTGACGAAGGGTGTGTTGCGTGTGATGGCTCTACCGGCAGCATCAACAAATCTTTCACCGGCTGTATTGCCTTCCACCCGACGTGTGTCACGCATCCTAGCTTCTTCAGTGCTGAAGGTTCTGGCCACATCTCTGACAAGACCTACTAATAGGTTTGTGTTTACTGGTCCGCCAATCAATTCGCCAACCATAGTGCCAGCAGCTTCTGATGCTCTCTGACCAGTGATGCTGTCCACGCCACCGCTAGCTTCAGAACCAAGAGCAGAGTAGAATTGATTGATCACGTAAAGCTGTGCGCCAGCCAATCTTGTTCCTAGAATACCCTCGATAATCTCTTGGCTATCCAGCTTGTCTAGATTGCCTTCAGAAGCCTTGACGATGACATCAGCAACCAGAAGGTACGGTGCAAGGGGGAATAGAGGACGAAGGTCGCCAGCCTTACCTTCATCATCTCTGTATTCATACCACTTCAGGTCTTGATTTTCTTTTCTGTGGGCAACTGCTTCAAACAAGAAATAACCACCAACTACACCTTTTGATAGTTCGGTCATACCTTCATTCAGTGCGCGATCACTTCCTGTGGCCGCTGCATTAATTAGCTTTGCGCCGCCCTTGACCATATGACCGCCAAGGACGTAATTACCAGTGAACTGAAGCGCTGAAGCAGTAAAGCGCGGGAAGGTGAATACGGCTGTACCCACAAACGGCATTGCTTCAATTGCTTTGACCAGGGGGTTTAATATTTTACCTGAGATTGATTTCTGTGTGGGCATATCCGCAAAGGTGAAC